AAATTGTGGAACAAGCCATTTCGCTTGGATTCACAGGAATCGGAGTTGCTAGTAGCTTTGTGCATGTTGACACCCGTGATTTATACGATGATGGTCTTAGCCCAGTAATGTGGACTTATTAATTGACTGAGCTTAATGTATCGCTACTCCCGTGGCAACAAAAAGTCTTTAATGATAAAACAAGATTTAAAGTAATAGCGGCAGGTAGACGTACAGGTAAAAGTAGATTAGCCGCTTGGATGCTAATCATTCGAGCCTTGCAAGCTGAACGTGGACATGTGTTCTACGTTGCCCCTACACAAGGACAGGCTAGGGACATTATGTGGCAAGTCTTGCTAGAGATAGGTCATCCTGTTATAGCAACTAGTCATGTAAATAACTTACAAATAAAATTAGTTAACGGTGCAACCATAGCCCTTAAAGGTGCTGATAGGCCGGAAACCATGCGTGGTGTCAGTCTTAGGTTCTTGGTTATGGATGAGTACGCTGACATGAAGCCTGAGGTATGGGAGCAGATACTGAGACCTGCCTTGGCTGACCAAAAGGGTGACGCATTATTCATTGGTACGCCAATGGGTAGAAATCACTTTTATGATTTATATACATACGCTTGTGTGTCGGACGATCCTACCTTTGTAGGTTATCACTTTACAAGCTACGACAACCCGTTGCTAGACCCTGAGGAAATTGAAGCGGCTAAGAAATCCATGTCTGCTTTTTCCTTCCGTCAGGAGTTTATGGCATCCTTTGAGGCTCAAGGTAGTGAATTATTCAAAGAAGAATATATTAAATTTTCTGAGGAAGAGCCTGAGCAAGGTCAGTTTTACATTGCGGTTGACTTGGCGGGTTTTGCGGATGTCGCTAAAGTTACAACGAAGACAAAAAGACTTGACCAAACGGCTATCTCTATTGTTAAAGCAAACGAAGAAGGTTGGTGGGTCGCTAATATTGTACATGGGCGTTGGGGCGTCCAAGAGACTGCCAGAAGAATCTTCCAAGCAGTCAGAGACTACCAACCAGTAGCCGTAGGTATAGAGAAAGGAGCACTAAAGAACGCTGTCCTTCCATACTTAAGTGACTACATGAAGAAGAATCAACGCTTCTTTAGGGTGGATGAGCTTACCCACGGTAATAAAAAGAAAACTGACAGGATTGTTTGGGCTTTACAAGGTAGATTTGAACACGGTACAATTTCCTTGAATAAAGGAGAATGGAATAGTCAGTTCCTTGATGAGTTATTTCAGTTCCCTAACCAATTAGTTCACGATGATTTAATTGATTCTTTGGCTTACATAGACCAATTAGCTAACATAGCGTACACATCGGACTTTGAGGAAGAAGAATATCAACTATTAGACGCATACGCAGGGTATTAATATGCTAAATGAAGAAAGAGATCAATTTGTATTGGAACAAACGCTTGAAGGTTGGGTAATTAATAAGTGTCAAGGTTGGCGAGATCACTTTGATACTAATTATTCACGTAAATTTGACGAATATTATCGGTTATGGAGAGGACAGTGGTCTTCCGCAGACAGAACTAGGGACTCAGAGAGATCACGGATTGTCAGTCCTGCATTACAACAAGCAGTAGAGTCTTCAGTTGCTGAATTAGAGGAAGCAACTTTTGGTCGAGGCCGTTGGTTTGACATTGAGGACGATATAAATGATAGAGAAAAGCAAGATATATCTCTTTTACGTGAAACTTTGTATAAAGACTTTAAAAAGAACAGAGTACGGAAAGGTGTTGCTGAGTGTCTTCTAAATGCCGCTGTGTTTGGTACAGGTATTGCGGAGATTGTTCTTGAGGAAGAAAAGGAAATGGCCCCTGCAACCCAACCTGTTATGGGTGGTGAGCTAACAGCCGTTGGTGTTAATATTACGGAAAAAACTTGCGTTAAACTGCGTCCAGTAATGCCTCAAAACTTTCTTATTGACCCTCTAGCTACTTCCGTAGAGGAAGCTTTAGGTTGTGCAGTGGATGAATTTGTATCCTTACACTTAGTTGAGCAGTTACAGGAACAAGGTATCTATAGAAATGTAGAAGTTACTATGGCGGCTCCTGATTTTGACATAGAGCCTGATCAAGACCTAGTAGCACACGACGATGACAAAGTACGTCTAACTAAATACTACGGTTTTGTACCTAGACATCTATTAGAGATGGCTCAAAAGGAATCCGAAGCAGAGGAAATAGCTACACTAGTTAATGATAATGAAGAAGAAAGTAAAAGTTATTATGTAGAAGCTATTGTTGTTGTAGCTAATGATGGAACTTTATTAAAAGCGGAAGCTAACCCTTACATGATGGGGGATAGACCTATTATAGCATTTCCTTGGGATGTCGTTCCTAGCCGTTTCTGGGGCAGAGGGGTATGTGAGAAAGGGTATAACTCTCAAAAGGCGTTAGACGCTGAAATACGAGCTAGAATAGACGCTCTTGCTCTTACTATACACCCTATGTTAGCAATGGACGCCACACGTATGCCTAGAGGTGCTAGACCTGAAGTACGTGCAGGTAAGGTTATCTTAACTAATGGTGCTCCTAATGAAGTCATACAGCCATTTAACTTTGGTAATGTAAGTCAGATTAGTTTTGCACAGGCTGATGCTTTACAACGCATGGTACAGACAGCTACAGGCGCTATTGATTCCGCAGGTATCTCAGGATCAATCAACGGTGACTCCACTGCCGCAGGTATTTCCATGAGCTTAGGTGCTATTATTAAGCGTCATAAGCGAACTTTAATTAACTTTCAAGAATCTTTTCTAATCCCCTTTGTAACTAAAGCCGCACATAGATACATGCAGTTTAATCCTGAAGCATATCCTGTTGCTGACTACAAGTTCCATACTTCCAGTTCACTAGGCATTATTGCGCGTGAGTACGAAGTTACACAGCTTGTACAGTTGTTACAAACTATGTCACCTGAAACTCCAATGTACTCACAGCTTATCATGTCGATTATTGATAACATGAACGTAGGTAATCGTGAGGAACTTATAGCGGCCCTTGAAAAAGCTAATCAGCCTGACCCTGAAGCACAACAAGCACAGCAAGCGGCTCAGGAATCACAGTTAGCGTTCCAAGCGTCACAGACTGCGGCCTTAGAAGGTCAAGCTATTGAATCACAGGCAAGAGCGCAAAAGCTTGCTACTGAAGCTCAATCTATACCTCAAGAGTTAGAGATTGACAAGATTAAAGCTATCACTACTAACATACGGGAAGGTAACGATGATGACCGTGAGTTTGAACGTAGACTTAAGGTTTCCGATCAGTTATTAAAGGAAAGAGAAGTAGCTATTAAAGAGAGGGCTAACTAATGGCTAAAGACCCTAGATTAGTAAGAGCAGGAGTTAGCGGTTTTAACAAACCTAAACGAACTCCCAACCATGCTACCAAAAGTCATGTGGTGGTGGCTAAGGAAGGAGATAAAGTAAAGACTATTCGCTATGGACAGCAAGGTGTTTCAGGTGCAGGATCAAATCCAAAAACTGCATCGGAAAAAGCAAGACGTAAATCTTTTAAAGCACGACACGCTAAAAATATTGCTAAAGGCAAAATGTCTGCGGCATACTGGGCTAATAAATCTAAATGGTAGGAGAATACAATGCCACAAGGTAAAGGTACATACGGAAGTAAAGTTGGACGACCACCCGCAAAAAAGAAAGCTACACCTAAAGGAGTTGCTAAGAAGAAAACTGGGCAAAACATAGTCAAGAATTTGCCTGCTAAGAAGAAAACTGGGCCAAATATAGTGAAGAACTTACCTGCTAAGAAAGGCGCAAAAAACACATACCGTAAAATGAAAAACAGTTAAGAAGGCAAAATAGTTATGGCTAAGAAAGCTACACCTAAAGCAAAACCTGCGGCTAAAAGAGCAAGATCAATGCCTTTAAACGCTAAACAAGCTAAGGCGGCTATACAGACTCTTAGAAATGATGCAGGGGCTAAGACTTACCGTAAGAACAAAGCTAAAAAAAACAGCAAGATATAGAAAATAGTTCTTGACATTTCTTTTCAAACGTGCTATAATATAACTATACTATGTATTTAGTATATTTTATTTTAAATTAATAAACTGTCCTTTAGGAGAAACAGTAATGGAAGATAAAGAACTCGAAAAATTCTATAGAGCTTTTGAAGAAATGTTTACAACAGAAGGTTGGAAAAACTTACTGAACGATCTTTCTCAAAATGCAATGCAGATCAATTCAATAGAAGCTTGTAAAGATGTGAAAGACCTTTCCTTTAGAAAAGGACAACTTTCAATGATAGCTAACCTGTTGAATCTTGAAACGCAAATAGAAACAGCCAAGCAACAGGCTGAGGAAGAGCAAGAAGAACTAGAAAACGAAGATGAAATTATTGAAGAGTAATCTAAGTTGGCTATAATAATTGACTTCCGATGCGACAACGGACATACTACTGAAAAGTTTATAGATTCTAAAACTACTGAAATAGAATGTCCTCACTGTTCGTTAATGGCTAGTCGAATCATATCTCCCGTTCGCAGTCTCTTAGACCCCGTTTCAGGTGACTTTGCAGGTGCTACCATGAAGTGGGCGAGAGACCGCGAAAGGAAGATTCAAAAAGAACGTAAGGCTAACTCCTAACCGAACCCTTACATACAATACACCTCCATAATGAGATTACTCACGGAGTTTAATAATGGCAACACTAATTGACGAGCGTCAACCTTTAGACGACACAACTGAAACTGAAAGCGTAACGGACATAACTAAACAAGAGCCTCCAGTAGAGCAACCTCTTGTAGATGAACAACCTACACAGGAACTTGAAGAACAGGAACTTCCTGATAAATACAAAGGTAAGAGCACAGCGGATATAGTGCGAATGCACCAAGAAGCTGAAAAACTCTTAGGTAAACAAAGTTCTGAAGTAGGTGAGTTACGTAAAGTTGTTGATGACTATATACAGACACAACTCTCAAACCCAGAAGCACCGCAACAAACTTCTGAAGACGAAGTAGATTTTTTCTCTGATCCCGACAAGGCAGTCGAAAGAGCTATTAATAATCATCCTAAGATTAAAGAAGCAGAGCAAGTATCTGCTCAATACAAACAAAATGCGGCTATGACCGAACTACAAAACAGACATCCTGATATGAAGGATATTCTGGAAGACGGTAAGTTCGTAGATTGGATCAAAGGATCAAAGATTAGAACACAGCTTTTTGCACAAGCAGATCAGCAGTATGATTATGAGGCCGCAGATGAGCTTTTCAGTAACTGGAAGGAACGTCAGCAAGTTGTAGACCAAACTGCCGCTAATGAGAAACAACAACGCAAAGACACTATTAAGGCCGCATCCACAGGAAATGTTAGAGGAAGCGGAGAGCAGTCAGCCAAGAAAATCTACAGGCGTTCAGACATTATTAAACTTATGAAGGACGATCCTGAACGATATATGTCATTATCCGATGAGATTATGCTAGCTTATCAAGAAGGGAGAGTCCGACACTAATTAATTTTATTTAAGGACTTGTATTATGGCTACATCAACTTACCCCGCCATGGGCGGAGCAGTAGACAACACTAGCGCGGCTACTTTTATTCCAGAGATTTGGAGTGACGAAGTAATTGCGGCTTATCAATCTAACCTAGTATTGGCTAACCTAGTCAAAAAAATGAGCATGACAGGCAAGAAAGGTGATACTATTCACGTTCCTAAGCCTACTCGCGGCTCTGCAAATGCTAAGGCAGAAAACACCGCTGTAACTATTCAGAATGCTACTGAGAGCGAAATCCAGATTTCAATCAACAAGCACTTTGAATACTCTCGTCTTATTGAAGACATTACTGAAGCACAAGCTCTAGCTTCTCTACGTCAGTTCTACACTGGTGACGCAGGTTATGCTTTAGCCAAGCAAGTTGATAACGACTTGTTTAACCTAGGTAAGTCTCTAGGTAATGGTGATGGATCAGATTGGACTCATAGCACTGTTTATAACTTTGCAGGTGGTTCTGGTATTGAAGCTTACGCTGTAGATTCAGTAGCTTCCACTGACGTATTTAACGATGCAGGTTTCCGTGCCGCTATTCAGGTATTGGACGATGCTGATGTTCCTATGGACAACCGATGTTTTGTTGTTCCTCCTTCCCTACGTAACGCTATTATGGGCGTTGATCGCTACATGTCTTCTGACTTTGTAGACGGACGAGGTGTACGTAACGGTCAGATTGGAAACCTATACGGTGTTGACGTATTTGTTTCTAGTAACTGCCCAATCATCGAAACCGCTTCCGCTAACTCAGCAGGTGGAGATGTTAAAGCCGCTCTGTTACTTCACAAGGACGCTATGGTTCTTGCTGAACAGCAGGGTGTACGTTCTCAGACTCAGTATAAGCAAGAGTTCCTTGGTACTCTGTATACTGCTGACACTTTATACGGTACGCAAGTAATGCGTCCTGAAGCAGGTGTTGTATTGGCTGTAAACGGCTAAGTAAGAAAACTAGGGACTCCTCTTTTATAGGGGAGTCTCTTTTTATTTTATTCAATAGAGGCGCTTATGGCTATATTTAGAGGCACAGGTGGTTCGGGTACTTCCACTAGTCTAGGCCAACTAGACGAAATAACTCAACAAGCCCTCATTGCTACAACTAAAGCAACCGAAGCCTCCCAAAGTGCTACCTCTGCTCTTAATGCTTTTGATAGTTTTGATGATACGTATTTAGGTGCTAAATCTACCGCTCCTTCAGCAGACAATGACGGAGATTCTTTATCTTTAGGTAGCCTTTACTTTGATACTTCTCAAGATGTTTTACGTGTTTATACAGGATCAGGTTGGTCAAGCGTGACTTCAAGTGGACAGTATTTACCTCTTTCTGGAGGAACCTTAACGGGCGATTTAAGTTTAAGCAATAATTCATTTAATAATTTTCTAATTGATGCAGGAAATTTTTAATAAAAATAGGGATTTAAGACAATGGCACAAACAATCAAAATCAAAAGAAGTTCGTCTACTACAGCGCCAACAAGCTTGGCCTCTGGTGAGTTAGCTTATAGTACTAAAACAGGTGTTCAAAAACTTTATTACGGTGACGGTACAGATGTTCTTGCCATTGGTGGTAAATCATACACAGACAAGTTAGACGGTATTGAAGCAGGGGCAACCGCAGATCAGACGGACGCACAGATCAGAGCCGCTGTTGAAGCCGCTTCAGATTCTAATGTTTTTACTGACGCAGACCACAGCAAGCTAAATGGTATTGAAGCTTCAGCAGATGTTACAGACGCAACTAATGTAGCGGCGGCAGGTGCTGTAATGACAACTGGCGGTAGCCTATCTAGCCATTTATCTTTTGGTGATAATGTCAAAGCGCAATTTGGTGCTAGTAATGACCTCCAGATTTACCATGACAGCAACAACTCCATAATCAAAGACGCAGGTTCTGGGGTGTTGCGGTATACAAGTAGCAGTTCTTCAGCCGCAGGGGTTGTATTTGAAATAGAAAACACAGATACGGATGCGGCCTCTGGCTCTTTTATACATTTCAAAGACTCATCGGGATTAGACCCTTGTAAAATAGGTGCTGTAGGTTCTAGCTTTTTTGTAATGAGTCCTACAAATGAATACATGATTAAAGCTAACAGCAATTCTGATGTAGAACTTTATCATGATAATGCTAAAAAATTAGAAACTACGTCTTCAGGTATAAATGTTGTCGGTACAGTAGAGTTTGACGGCTTAGTTGGTACAGGTTCAGTCACTGTTACAGATATCTTAGATCAAGACAATATGTCTTCTAACAGCGCAACCGCTCTTGCAACACAGCAGTCTATTAAAGCGTATGTTGATAACGCAACGACTATGGGCAACTTCACTTTTACTGGTGACGAGATAAT